ATCTTGACCTCTTCGTTGTCTTCCCACCAGTATTTGGCGATGCCGCACTTACGCACCAGTGAGTCCTTGAACAACGCATAGGTGGTCATGAAACCATTGTTGTCGGCGCTGAATATGTAGTTGGCGTAATCAGTAGCCTGCTGTGCGCCAGCGACATCTTCGGGTCCACGCGGCACATACTCCACCACATTCTCAGAGCTGAAGAAGACTTTCATCAGGCTTGGCAGCATGGAACTAACAGTGTCGCGCACCTCCATCGCCACCACCTGAGATCGCCCATCTTCCTCATTGCCAAAGGGGTCGCCTCGGTAATACTCAGTACCCTTGGCGCGGATGGGGGACACATCAGAGTCGATATAACTGACGGCGTCTTCCAGCTCGGCAGCGACAATGCCCTGCAACTCGGTGTCATCCATTGGCTCAATGGCGCCAATGTCTGTGCTGATGTTCATATCGTTGATCATTTCTTATTCCTTGCAGATATTGCTTTGGCCTTGGCTCGCGCATCAGCCTTACTGGACGCGCCCCACGCTTTCAAACTCAGCAGCAGGCGCGTTGGCTCGCCGTCTTTCATCTCTGGGCCTGGCATATTGCCCATTCTCGCAAGGAATGACGCCCTGCGCGGATTGTCACCAGACTTCACTGGCGCTTTCAGATTCATACCCTCTGCTTTGGCGCTGGCGCGTCCCTTGGCATTTAGACCGCCACTCGGACTCTTTCCCTCTTTACGCTGCCATGCGGGTGTTTTCATAAGGCACTTTCTTTAGGACTACATACATGGAGTCAACGGCGCGAGGCATCCGCAACAATTCATCTTGTGGCAATTTTAGACTCGCACCATAGTCGCTAAGACGATACTCCAAATGAGTCATATCAAACTTGCTGCCTTTCCAGCCCAAGTAGTACGCCCAACCGCAGTAATAAACCCAAGACTTTTCGTTAAACGCTCTCACATGGGTCGGGTCCTGCCACGCGCCATGACTCAAGTCATAAGGCACATGGATGTGCATCTCGCCACCCATCTCCAGCAAATCGCGGCAGTTGGTCATGCCTGCCACCAAGTCGGGCAGATGCTCCAAGACATCAAACGCAATGATCTTGGAAAAACGCATATCGGTGTTCAAAGGCTTGCAAATGTCCATCACCCAGTCGGCGCCAACATCTGCGCGAATGTCAGCATTCACGCAATCATCGCGGCGATCTTTGCCAGATCCGAGATTAAGAGTTAAACCAGTCGGCTGCATATTTGGGTCGATTCTTTCTAAGCCAAGGCACTGCCTGCTGGATCAGCTTGTTGCCGTCCAAGCCAATCGTTTGGCTGCCAACATGGTGGACATAGGACCGCGACAAATAATGGTGGAAACCCGCTGCACGCAAGTCTTCGCAATGCACATCATCCGAGTACCAATTGAGTGGCGGGAACTTGAAACAATTCCACGCATCGCGTCCAATCCAAGCAAATATCGGACTCAGGCACTCCATCGGCATGATGGCGTCTTCGTATGGGTACTTGAAGTAGTTCAAATCCTGATTAAAGGGATTGCTTCGCACATTCTGCACAGGACGCGCCGCGTCACATCTCGCAGATACCCATCCCACTGGCTCGCCAGTCTCGGCTTTGAGCTGCGCCACATCTTCCATCAAATGCTTGTAGCTGGTCGGGGTCAGCACAATGTCATCATTGGCGCAGATCACTGAGCCAAAGCCATCGGCAAAGGCGCGATCCATGATGTCGTTGTAGTCTTCGCCGAAATTGCTTGGCTTGCCAAAGATCTTCAGATCAGCGTCATAGCCGCCAATAATGGACTCTGGACCGCGCAAATAGACAGGCACTTCGGGACAATACTCGGCAATGCTTGTGAGCATCACCCGCAAACCTTTGCCGTGTACTGTGCTGACGCATATTGGCGAAATCACTTCTTTGGCTTCTTCGCTGTCTTGGCTGCCTGCTTGAAGTCAGCGGCAGTAGGCGCTGCCTTTGAGCCAACCTTGTTCATTTTCTCGCCAGAGCCTGCTTTTATCCTGGCTCTCTTGGCTTGGATGTTGGCATAGAGGCCAGGCTTAGTCTTCACCTTTGACTCCAATCTTGATTGTGAGTAAGGACTCAGGCTCATGATCGCTCTCTTCCTCATTTTCTTCCACCACCCAAGCTGAGCAAGTACGGCTGGACGCGCACTTGAAATCAAAAATCTCGCAATAACCCAAGTCGCCAGCTTCAATCATTGCCCATGGGTCGCCCTCTTCGCCAATACCTTTGGCAATGCACTCAAGCATGGAGTCATCCTGATTGAACGCGGCGCAGTTACCGCAAACGCTCATCTTCGCCTCTTCGGGATCAACTTCCCACTCACGCGCCATCTCCATCCAAAACTGCTTGTTTGGCAACTTGGGATTCTCTGGACCATAGTTGGCCGAGTTAATCGCCTTGGCGCGATTCTTCAGATTCAGCGTGATGTCTTGAGTCGCCATGGGGCAGCTATCTTCGCCGCCCTCATAGCCCTCGTCCTGATCCATGGCTTGATCCATGGTGCGTTTTAAGGTTGCCATTACTTCATCCCCTTGGACTTCATGTTCTTGGCTATACGGCTGCCGCGCATAGGCATCTTTGCCTCAGACATCGCAATGGCAATCGCCTGCTTCGGATTCTTGACTACCTTGCCGCCCTTGCCGCTGTGCAATGTGCCTGCCTTGTACTCGCCCATCACCTTGCCAACTTTCTTGGCTGCTTTGGTCATCTTCATTTGAATACCCCTTTAAACAATAAATGAATTATGCAACCCTTGAGAGGTTTCTTTTCAACGGCTGATTCCACTTCGTACTAGCCTTTGACCCCATCATGCCAATCACCGCATCGGACGCAAACGTCAAGCAAAACGCATCAGCCTTGTCAGGCGAGGCCAATCCACGCTTCTTGATGTCATCCTTGCTCTCAATCTGAATCTTGCCGTTGCTCGTAAACATATACCTCACAGTCGCCAACTCAGCCACCAGCAGCTCATCCTTTGGCAACCGGCAATCCCTTTGCTCCAACCACGCCTTGGCCTTGTACCAAAGCTCGGCTTTCAAATTCCTGTAAGTACCGCCCATGGCCGGTGACTCCGACACGTTGATGCCGCGAGCTGGCAGATTCAACTCTTTCAACCGATCCACCACGCCAGCGCCCAATCCAATGGAGTCCACCAGTATTTCCTCTGGCCTGTCGCTCGGCGGCAACGCCTCAAACTCAGCCACCACAGCACCAGTCAACTGCATCAGGTCCAGATTCTTCCAAGTCTTGATAGGCTCAATCACCGCATTTCCACGCCTCTTGCACAGCGCAGACCGATCAGATCCAAACCGCGCAACGTCCAATCCCCACACCAATGGCGCGTAAGGACTCGCCTCCACATCACGATTCATCGCCAAGTCCAGCAGCTCCATGGGGATCACAGTATCTTCATCTGATCTCGGAAACTCACCCAATACGCGTATGCGGTAGGCGTTGGACTCCTCGCCATACCTCGACTTCATCTCCTCAATGTAAGCCTCAGACACCCGCGGCGAGTCGGCGCATGACACTCGCATGGTCACCCAGTCGCCGGCTAATCGGTTATGGGTGTCATAGAAGAAACCGCTGGAACGTACAGGATTACCAAGCAACAGCGTGACGGCGTTATGCCCCGACATTGATCCTGATGCCGCCTCAAACACTTTCTCAGGCACGCCTGACGCCTCGTCAGCCACCAGCATCACGTTGTCGCTGTGGACACCCTGCAACGCCTCGGGCTGCTCGGCGCGGCTGGTCCTGGCAGAGATGAACGCCTCCTCGTTGGCGTCTTTCACCTCAATGCGGTCCTGCTTCACCTCCAACTGGTCAGCCAGCATGGGGGGCAGCACCTTGACCCAACGCTTGACCTCGGCAAACAATGCGTCATACAACTGGCTGGATGTCGGCGCTGTCACCACCACCTTGACAGGGAAGCGCAGAAACAAGTACCAAATCATCGCCCAGGCGCTTGCGGTCGACTTCCCCACGCCGTGACCCGAGCGTACGCTTATGCGGCGGTTTCCCGCGGCGATGTGGTTTAGGAACTCCACTTGCCATGCATCAGGCTCGGTGTTCAGCACCTCCTTGACAAACAGGACAGGGTTATTCTTGTAGAGCTTGACGAATTCGACAAAAGGGTTGTTCGNCACCAAATCATTGGAATTTTTTTTCGGCACAGGCTTTTTCGCGGTGGGGGGT